ATTTTACTAGTTTCTACCACTGTTATTTATCCCCTAATTGCATAGATGATATAATAAGAACCATATGGCAACCCCAACCTCAAAAGTTAGATATAACATTGATAAACTTAAGATAATTATAAAAAGCATTGAGACTCAAGTTGTAGAAGATGATAGCTTATACTTCTTAGCGCAACCCTTAGGGCAACGCGGTATACCCTCTAGCCAATGGTTCAAGTTTAAAGCTATCGCAGCAGATGATAAAGAGATACTAGATACAATGATACGGATAGAATCAATGCTTGAGAACCGACTTGTAACAGGGGCGCTACAAAACAAGGTTAACACCACCATGGCTATCTTCTTACTCAAGAACAAGTACAACTACAAGGATAATAAGCAAGTGGATACCAATATAACCATTACGCCCATTTTAGGGGGCGCTAGCAACGCTTTAGACGCCCGAACAGTGATTGATATAGCCGACTAGCTAGCACCCGTTACACGCCCTCAAGATAGCCCATAGCATACCCCACCCCTGATAGACGTATATTATAACATAATTTATAGCAGTGATACCCTACCTCTGTTGAGGTGTCAAGAATTGCGGGCTAGTACACGCCCTATACAGCCCCCCTGTACAGTTTGTCAAGTATATGGTGTAGTATGCCCTCACCCCTGTTACGCTATGGCGTACAATGTATATTGTGCGACATCACCCTGTTAAAATAAAATTGACTGCCCCGCCGAGTTTAAAAATATATTTATATGTCACCCCTCACATTTTTTCACAGTATAATACTTATGCTTAATATTAATATTGTGATATAATCGTTATAATGAACAAAAGTAATTTTGTGATAATGAGCAAAGGTTTTGCGATATGCAATATATAGCTACTACAGCAACTAAGAAACTGCTAAAGCTAGATAAAAGGATTAGAGGTATAGCTGGAGGAACCTCAGCTGGCAAGACTATTTCTATTCTTCAAATCCTAATAGACCAGGCTCAGACTAATCCAGGAATCTTAATCTCTATTGTCTCGGAATCTTACCCTCACCTCAAAAGAGGTGCCATGAGAGACTTCCTAGCTATTATGGAGGCAACTGGATACTACCAAGACGATGAATGGAATAAGACAGAATCTACATATACTTTCTCAAACCGCTCACGCATAGAATTCTTTTCAGCAGACCAACCAGGTAAAGTACGAGGACCAAGGCGTGACGTTCTGTTTATGAACGAAGCCAACAATATAGATTACGAAAGTTTTGACCAACTTAGAATTCGAACCAAGAAAACAATTTGGCTAGACTGGAACCCGACTAACGAGTTCTGGTGGTACACCGATATCCTACCGCACTACAAAGTAGACTTCCTTACTCTTACCTATTTAGACAACGAAGGACTAGATGATTCAATCGTACAAGATATTGAGAGTCACAAACACAACAAGAACTGGTGGCAGGTCTACGGACTAGGACAGCTGGGAGAAGTCGAAAGCAGGATTTATAAGGACTGGGCGATAATTGACCACATACCTCACGAAGCCAAGCTTGAACGCAGAGGACTGGACTTTGGGTACTCAAACGACCCCACAGCTCTCATAGACATATACCGTTACAATGGTGGACTTATTTTAGACGAACGACTGTATCGAAAAGGACTCTCCAACAAAGACATCGCAGACTTCCTTAACTCGACTACCAACCCTGAAACGTTAGTTTTTGCGGATTCGGCAGAGCCAAAAAGTATTGACGAGATTGGTTCTTATGGAGTTCCTATTTTAGCTGCACAAAAAGGTAAAGGTTCTATCTCACAAGGAATCGCCTACATTCAGGACCAGAGAATTTCAGTGACTAAAAAGAGCGTAAATTTAATTAAAGAATATCGAAACTACTTATGGCAAACTGACAAAGACGGCAAACAAACGCAAAAACCTGAAGGCGGTAACGACCACTTGCTAGACGCTCTTAGGTACGCGCTGGAAACTTTCACGTATGCAACAAACCGTGGAGCTGGTATAGTTACTATGAAGAAGCCAGAAGACCAAGGAAAAAAGTCGTTCATGGTAAATGCGGATGGTACGGCAGATGCTTATCACATTAACTTAGAGGAAATTGTGAAACGAGTAAATCGCGAACAAACACAGTTAGGAGATTGGTAATGAATTTCATGATGATTTTTCATGCTAAGCTTTATAATCCAAAGCATGCTCGTCCTCAATATTTTCGCTGTGGATGCGGAAGAATCCTTTTTAAAGCAAACAACGAATCCATCACAGTTTCTAACGATATAGGAATGGGTTGGGAAACACACAATCCCTCTCAACATTGGCTTGAACTCAAATGTCACTCTTGTAAAAACAATTTCAAAATACTTTTTCAATGATGTATAATGATAACAGGCAAATTAATTAAGCCCACAAAGGTTGGGCTATTTTTATTTAAAACTATGGCAACTGTTAAAGAACTACTATTAAGAAAACCTCGAAGTGACCGCGGCTTAACGCACAAGAAGCGTAAGGTTCAATTTGTTGACAACAATGCTTTACCAGAGCAATATAAAGAGAACCCGCAAAAGGACTTAGCTAAGGAACTTGCAAAGAAGGTAAAACGTGGCAAATAATTGGGATTATGAACAAACCTCTGCTCCGCTTAACGACACTAAAGTAGACCGACTAGCAGACCAACCAACTGGACAAATAGACCAGCTACCGCCGCTTTCTATTGAAATTCCTGACGCTCAAATTATTAAAAACTTAGACAATCGCATTGAAGATTCTATAGGTTACTGGGACGCGCCAGATGGTTTTAATTTACGCAACTCTCGTAATGAGATGCAACGCTTTTACTTGGGTAAGCAAAATGATGTTCGTTCTTTGTATCGATTTCAAACTCCATACGTAGAAAATCAAATCTATATTGCAGAACAAGCAATCCTTGCTTACTTAACTAACAACACACCACAACCAGAAGTATCGCCTGCACAGGACGCACCACACTCTAAACAATTTGCTAAAGACTTAGAACGCGTGGCGCAAGCGCACTCACACAAAATACAATTACAGCAGCTTTTAGAAACAGCAGTTAAAAACGCTCTCAACAAACGACTTGGACTTATTTACTTTCAGTTTGACCCAAACATGGGAAAGAACGGTGAAATCATTCCAGTAGCGCTTAATCCAGAAGAAGTTGTAATTGACAAAAACGCTAAGTTAGGCGAAGACCCTGACTTCATTTGTCGTATGGTTAAGATGTCAGTAAACGAGATGTGTAACCGATGGCCAGAAAAAAAAGAAACTATTTATGCTGAAGCTGGTATTGTACGTGGCACACCAAAACAGCTAGACCAAATTATGCTTGTACGCGAAGTATGGCTGACATACTACGACAAGAATTACGACCCACATCAAGCACTTGTTTATTACTTCCAGAACACCGTACTTGAGAAATCACGCAACCCTCACTACATTTACTCACGAACCGAAAAGAACTTCCTTGATGTTCCTACTAAACCGTTTATTCCACTTAACTTTGACAATGACGGCTCACACTGGATAGACAATACCTCAGCTATTGAGCAGGCTTCTAAAGTACAAGTTATTCTTAACAAGCGCGGACGACAACTTATGGAAGTTGCTGACAAAGCTAACGGTATTTTAGTAATCGACACTAAAAGCGGTATGAGCAAAGACGATGTGCAAGACCTTACTGACGACCCCAATCAACGAATTGTAATCTCTCCTCCACCAGGGACACGCGCACAAGACGTTATCTTCCGATTACCTCCACCTGAAATTCCTCAGTACTTATTCCAAGACAAGATGGACCTTAGAACTACAGTGCACGCTATCATGGGTACACCGTCCGAATTTACAGGTTCTGATGATGGCGGTGGCGACCCAGAAACTCTTGGACAAGCTATGATGAAAAAGAATCAAGCTGCAGGGCGACAAGACCTTTACGTACGATGTATTGACCGCTTTATGGACCGCTACTTTAAATACCTAGTACAGATGATGTGCGTATGGTACACAGAGCGACACTTTTTTGTTTACAATGGCGGCGATGGTGAATTTGATTACATTACTATGCACCGTGACCTTATTGAAGACGGTATGGCTATCAACGTTAAAGGTGGTTCTACACTTCCATTTGACCGACACCGACAAGAAGCTGTTGTCTTACAGTTACTTAAAATGGGTGCTTCTATTTCGCTACTTGACGCTTACAAATTACTACACATGGACAACCCACAAAAACTTTACGATAACTGGGCTAAACAACGTTCTGACCCAATGTCACTTGCACGCGATGGTATGGACGAAGTCAGTGAAGCCAAAGCGTTTGTTGCATTTGTTGAAATACTGAATAACAAAACTCCAAAAGACCCAGAAAATGTTACTAAAGAATTTATTTTATCATTACGCAAACTTATGCTTCGTGATGAGTTCCTTAAAGCATCTCCAAACAAACAGCGCCGTTTTCTTAAATTTGTTGAATTAGCTCTTGCACGTCTTGAAGCTGTCACTAGCTTAGACCAAATGAGCCAACAAGGATTACAGAACTTAGACCCTAATGTACCAATCCAGCCACCACAACCGCCTATGCCACCACAACCGCCTATGCCACCACAGATGCCTCAACAACCAGGTATGATGCCTCCAGGTATGATGCCTCCTGGCATGCCACCATCAGGAATACCACAACCAATGCCTGGACAACCATCAGCTATTCCAACAGGTCCAGGACCCTCACAAAGTATGATAGGTGGTTCAATATTTAGTGGAACTAACTTACCTAACCCTGGTAATCCTCAACTTCCAAACGGTGGAAATCCTAGCACTATACCTGTAGTTTAATGTGATACAATACTTCTATAAGGAGGTAGCATGGCTAACGAAGATGCAAATGTGCCTGGTTTCACCGCGAACCCAGACTTACAAGCTAAATTAGATTCATTAGATGATAATTTAGTGCCATTAAACGAGGAAAAAAAGGATGATAAAGCAGAGCTTGAGGCTGAAGAGGTTACAGACGAAGAGGATGAAGCAGTTGAGGAAACTGAAGATACAGAGGAAGAAGCAGAATCTGCTGATAGCGAGACTGCAGAAAGCGAAGAAAGCAAAACAGATACAGATGACGGAGAAAATGGTTACACTATAGATGAAGGGGACGAAGAAGAGGAAGCTCCCACCACATCTACACAAGAAAGTGCTGCAAAAGGACAATACAGCGCCGAAGAACAGTACATTTTGGAGAATATATCCGCTTTTAAAGTGCAAGGATACGCTCCTGGCAGTGAAAAACTGGAAACTTTTGACGTTTTAACTATTGAACAATTACCTCCAGGCTTTAAATACGCGTCTGAAAACGAATTAGCGCTTGCTATGAAGCGAGATAACTTCAATGAGCAGAAAGCTATTCAATTACAGAACGATTTTCGCCTACAACAGACACAAAAAGCTGCAAATGAGTTTAAAACGCGTGAAGATAATGCTGATAGACAAGATATTGGCAATTTACAGCGTCAAGGTGAGCTACCAAGGTTTAAAAAAGACCCAAATGCCAAAGATTTTGACTCAGACCCAGGTGTAGCGCTAGTAAATGAGATACTTACATTTAAAGAAGAGCAAAACAAAAAGTATTTAGACGAATATAACGCAGGAAGACCTTACAAACACATAGGTTTTGAAGAAGCGTATCGTATGTTTAAATATAAAAACCCTAACAAGGTAGACACAGATTTACAAGCAGAGGATAATGCACGCAAGAACCTTGCAAAGCGTACAACCAAAGCTAAAGGTAGCCCAACACAGCCTGCTAACACACGTTCGCGTGCTCGTGGGGGTATGACAAGTAGGGATTTAGATAATTTAATAGAAAGCCTTGATTGGTAAAGGAGTTTATATGCACAATTGGTGGATAGCAGCACTAGAAGAGTTTGGATTAATAACAAGAAAAGAAGCAGAGCACATTGCTGAGCAAATTCGTTTGTCTATACACAAAGATGTTTATCGACAAGCTTACGAAGAGTTTCACAGCATCTTAGAACGCAAAAATCTTGATGGTCGTCACGTGTTTGATGAATTACAAAATGACTTACTTACATTAAAAAATGACGTTGCAGAATTAAAAGCTGCAGCATCTAAAAAAGTAGTTGCAAGTAAAAAGTAAATATACTATACTAGCTTTACAGGCAAATACACGCAGCCCACACTCTGGGCTGTTTTTTATTTGTTAAATAAGTAAATAAAAGGAGCTAACATGGCAGGAATGGTATTTACAGATAGGGTTGCAGACATCACCTATCAAGACATACTTCCAAGTATTGTTGACCAAATCAACAACTCGAATGTATTCCTCGCACGCGTTCTATCCAAGCCTGGTTCTTGGAAGGGTGTGTACGAAGCACAGCCAATTGAAATAGCCAACAGTACAACTGGTGGTTCATTCAGCGGCATGGATACGTTCCCAACAGCAGCAACTAACAATACACGTCTAATGACGTGGTACCTCGCAGGTTACGAGCAATCAGTCGTTGTACCTGGTATTGAACGAGCTGTAAACGCTAACAACGAGAAGCAAGTTCTTATGCTACTCAAGACTCGTCTTGATGAAGCTAAGGTATCAGCACTACAAAGTGTTGGTCAGATTGCTTACGGACTAGGTTCTGGAAAAGACTTTGATGGTTTAGGCCTTATCGTTGACAACGGAACTAACTCAAGCAGCTACGCTGGTATTACACGTAGCACAAACACATTTATCAACGCTGACGTTACTGCAGTTACTAACGGAATCATTACTCTTGATTATCTTTCAAGCGAATTCGACAACGTATCAGCTGCAAGTTCAACAATGGAAAGCCCAACAATCGGTCTTACAACTAAGACTATTTGGACATACATTGAAGGACTCATTCAACCAATGGTATCAGCACGTTACGAGACACTACAACTTCGCGGCTATGACCGTGTTGATGGTGGTACTCCTGTTGGTCAAATGCGTTCTGCTGGTGAAAAAGTTAGCGGCTTCGCTGGCTTCAACGCTATCAGCTACCGCGCACGACCTCTTGTTGCAGATGACAACTGTACTTCACAGACTTTCTTCTGGCTTAACGAATACTACATGGAATTCAAACGACTTGTAGATTCAAGCTTACGACAGATTTCTTCAACTGTTGAAGTTACTGAAGGTTACTATAAGGACGTTCCATTCCCTAGCGCATGGCAATTCCGTGAATTAATTGCACCAGTCAACCAGTACGGTGAAGTTGGTCTATTGATTCTTATGGGTAACTTGATTCATCGACAACCACGACGTAACGGTAAATTAACTGGAATCACATCTAACTAAGGTTAGTAGAAAGGATTATTTATCATGGACGTAGGAATTCGAACACTATCTGAACAGGACATCAACACACTAGCTACCTCAAAACAGGTACAGTATGGTGCTGTAGGTGTAACTGAAGATGGAAGAAGATTTAGATATGTATCTTTTGGTGGTGCTTCAACTATTGCTTCTGGACAGCTATTAGTAGCTTCAGCAGTAACAGCTAACTATCAAGGTCTAACAATTACAGCTAGCGGTACAGGTGCTCAGGTATCTGGAAACCTATCATTAGGTGCAACTCAAATTGTTTTAACAAACGGTTCAACAGCTATTACAGCTGACCAGTTCGCAGAAGGATTCATCGACTTACTAGTTGGTGGTTCTGGTACTGGTGTAACTGCTACTTACACTTATCGTGTAAGAGGAAACACAGCAGCTGCAGCAAGTGGAACATTTACTGTTTACCTAGCTGAAGCATTAAGAAACACAACTGCATTAGTACCTGGTACTGACACAGCTAACCTTTATGTTAGCCAATACAATGGTGTGGCAGCATCTGCAACTGGAAACGTTCCAGCAGGTGTAACAGTAATACCTGTTCCTAACACATCATCTGTAACTAACTACGGTTGGGTACAAACTGCAGGACCAGCAGCTGTAATCGGTGACGGTGCAGCAGCAGTAACAGTAGGTGGTGGACTTGGACAAAGTCTTGCAACAGCAGGTTCAATTGCTGTATCAACAGCTTCAACTGTTCCATCAATTGGATACGCACGAAAAGCTTTCCCAGCTTCAGTAGCAGCTATCCCTGTTTTCTTAAAAATTGACTAATTTAATATCCTTTAAGGAGGGGTACTTATGGCAATTATCAATAAAAACCGCCTAGTAGAGAAGTACGTTCAAGTTGTCCGAATGGATGGCTTGAACACAAACAAAAACGTAAACGTTGGTATCGCAGCGGGTGGCTCAACAGCTACCCTAAGCGTTGGTACTGGTGGAATTAACACTACTGGAAGCGTATCTGCAGCATCTGTTGCAGGTACTACTTCAATTAGCCATTCACCTGTTGCTATTAACGCAACTGCTACAGCAACTGCAGCACAAGTTGCAACTGGATATATTACTTCCACTTCAGCAGCAGCAGTAGCATTAACTTTGCCTACAGCTACAGTTTTAGCTACACAGCTAGGTGCAGTACAAGGAACAGTATTTGACCTTTATATAGATAACACAGCAGGTGCTAACACAGTTACTGTTACAGCAGGTTCAGGAATGACCGCTTCAGCAGTAGCACAGGTAGCAACTTATGGTGTACCTACATTTGGTCTTATGACTGTACCATCAGGTACAAGTGGACAAGGTTGTTTCCGATTTGTTTTCTCATCGGCTACAGCTTGCACATACGCTAGAGTATTCTAGTATAAAAATAAGGATTATATGCAACAAGCAGGGCGCGAACTCACCAGTATAGACTTACGTGTAGTCACCAATGACAAGCAGGACTTTTTAGGTTCTACTGGTCAAACAGGTGATGGACGGGTATTCCGATACGTTCAGAATGGGAGTGTTGCTCAACCTTCGGGTACCCTGCTTTGTACGCCATATACAACTAACTTTGTTGGTCTAACAGTTGCTGCAGCTTCTGCGACCAACATTGGTCAAAATGTATATGAATTAAAAGTACAATTAAATGGTACTGCAGTAGCCGCCAATGAAC